AGGGGCAAGCAAATCCAGAGACTCACCGGTGGCTGTCTGAAAGAATGCCTGCCGCTGCACCATGTTCAGGGAGATGAAAAATCCCTCGAACACATAGGCGGCGGGGGAGATGGCAGTGGGAATGGGACTGACGTCCCGCTTGTCGTAGTCATCCGGAATCTGGGAGAGCATATAGGCAAGGATGGAGCGGTACTGTGCGTTGGAAAAGTCTATCATGCGATGTTCACCTCCATGCCGGCTTCAACGCCGCCGTAGATCGTGGTAACGGTAAAGGATGCGGAAAGGGTCTGCCCTCTGACGTTGTAATCAAAATTCTCGATGCCGGTCACGCGGTCGTCCATCATCAAAGCCTCCGTCGCGCGGCGCTGAAGCTCAGCAGCCACAAAGCCCGCGTCCTGCCCCAGAAGCCCTTCCCATTCCATGCCGCTCGAGGACTGAAATATCTGCCAGCGGTAGCGTTCGACGTTCAGGATGATGTTGACAGCCTGGCGGACTGCATCATAGCCCTCGCAGGTTCCTGAAAGACGGTGTGTGGCCGGGTCGATGCGCCAGGTCTTCGACGGCTGAGAGACATATTCGACGCTGCCCGAGATTCTGCCTGCAGGGAGAACGGCCATTTAGTTATCACCTCCGAAGACGCGTGAAAGCACAATAAACTTCTGCCCGCTCTGGACGCGGAGCAGAAGCACCTTATCGCCAACTTCCAACGCCCGGTTCAGGATGATATATTTGCCATCCTTGCTCAGCGGAAGTACCTTGCCGTCTTCCCATCCTTTGATGTCCTCGGTCTGCACATCGCCGGAAGAAGCCTCGGAAAGGGTGGAGTATTCGGTGTACTCGCTCGGAGTCGGAGGTTGAGTCGGGCCATGCACACCGACATGGGTGTGGGGAAATTTGTGCCGGTGCTTCAGCAGCGGGAGCTTCTTTTCAATGACCGGTTCTGCGAGATAAAGCACTGCACTTTTCAAGGGCGCCATCGCCTCGCTGATACGTATCTCAAGCTCGTCGTCCGGTGGAGCCTTCACCACCGTGCCGATTTGCAGGTCGGTGGGCTGGCTTGCGTCATAGGCCTCGCGGGTGATAGTCTGCAATAATTCCAAAAGGTCCATAGGTTTTTCTCCTTCACAGAGCTTTTGCTTCCAGTTCCATCGTGTGATCGTCGTTCTTGAAGGTATGTTCTGCCTTTTCCAGCATGACGTAGCGCTTGAAGGGCTCACCATCCAAGTCGGACAGGTTCACCAGCAACAATGCCCCCGCCCGCAGGCTGGGAACGCCCAGCGCCGAGAACTTGAGCTGTTGTAGTACCCGGTCATAATACTCGAGGCTCACGCGGGCCTGTTCCTGACACTGGGCATCGTTGGCGGCTTCGTCAACTTTCTGATAGAGCTGCAGCAGGCCCCATTTCCCGATGGTCTCTGAGTCCTTCATGATGAAAACATCTGCCTTGCCGGTCTCTTTGTTGGGCCGGGCGATCTTGACGCTGTTGTAAGTCTGGGAGTCGATGGAGGAATTGAAGGTGTAGTTGGTCATGAGGCTGTGATCACCGATGACGATGTCCGTCTTGAGGTCTTTTGCTTCTTTCAGCGCGAGGCCGTCGCCGGAGTCGTAGAACACAAAGACCCTGCCGGTGTTCAGCAAGGTCTTCTGGACGGCAGTGTTGATGATGTCGATGCAGCTTTTATCCTGCATGATGAGGGAGGGGAGCCTGTAGCCGGTGTCGGCCAGCTCTCCCACATCCAGCTCGAGGTCTTCGGCGATTTGTTTGATGATGTCAGCTGCGCTCTGGGCATAGAACGAGTAGCTGGCGTTCGCCTTGAGGTAGCGCAGACGGTCATAGCAGACCACGTCCACCGGCCCCCAGCGGTCGAAGCCTCGGGTAAAGACCCAGCCTTAAAATTGCAGCTGTCCGTCTACCGAGAAACGCACCACGTCGCCCTCCTCAATTTTGGAGGCCGGAGTGCGCAGATAGGTGAAGGTGAATTTGCCCGGTTGTCCGGTGCGCTGGGTCGTCCAGACGGCCTGTGTGGTGCAGCGGGTCAGGTTCAGGGTGTCGCCGGGCGTCTTGCGGCCCACAAGAAGTTCGTAACTCATCCGTCGGCCTCCTGCAGGTCGGCCTCAGCCATCCAGCCCAGCACGTCACCGTTTGCATCTGCGACGCAGACGCGGCAGGGCTTGGCATGGCTGGCGATGCGCCGGACGGTGATGAGCAAGCCGTGGACACTGCCCAGAGGCTCTGCGCCGTCGCTGGCGGCGTAATAGCTGCCACTGACTTTCCGCCGGGCGTTTACCCCCAGCCGGTCGGAGGGGGTGCTTCGGGTCGGCGTCAGGGTGAGGCGGACGGTGCTGGCAGCAGAGGTGACAGTGCTGATGGCGGATGCAGCCGCGATGGCACGGGCTGCAGTTCGCTCAGGCGTTGTGGCTGGGGTGAAAGTGCCGGTCTGGCCTTCGCCCTGCACAACGGCTCTCTGCGGGGAGAAATCGCGGTATTCCGAAAGGCTCAAATCAAAATAAAAGTCGCCGGTCTCACCGCCGCGCTCTTCGGTCTTAAATCTTGTGACCAGACAGGGAAAGCCCAGACTCGGCCCCAAAAAGGGGAGACCGTTTTCATAGAAACGAACCGGGGTGTAGACGATGGGAGATTTTTTTCTCATCGCACTGGTGAAGAAGTCTATGTAGACCGCCGGGGGCAGATGGATGCCGGTTTGCCCCGGGAGACGTCTGCCCGGCAGCAGGCCGGAGATAGAAACGATGCGAAGGTCCGGTGTGCGAGGCTGCATGATTTGACCAAGGCCCAGGACGCTGTATTTTCCGTTGTCGGCGGAAATCGTCTCCGGCAGCTTTTCCGGGTTGATGGGCAGCGCGAGGACGGTAGAGTCGCGGGAAAAATAAAGCTTGTATTTGGGCATCTGTTTCTCCTTAATTCACGGTGACAGTGCTCCCGGCGCTGCGCAGTTCGAGCAGGGTATCACGGAGAATCTCTGCCACATTCTGGGCGTCCTGCTCTGTGTCGCCGGTGTTCTGGCCTTTGATGGTGATCATGGGCGTCTGCGAGGTCAGGTTGATGTTGTTGACGTATTTGCGTTCGGCCACGTCTACCAGCATCTTTATCTGCTCGTCGGACATATCGACCGTTTTAGCGATTTTGCTGGTGTTCTTGTCGATGTTTTTCAGCAGATCATTGATGTTGGCGGCCTGAGGAATGGCAAGGTCTCCCATACCATTGCCGAGCAGTCCTGAGAACAGGTCGGAAAAGCTCAGATCTGCGCCCCAGTTATAGCCCTTCGTGTAGGCTTTGCTGAGGTCCATGTTTTCCCACGGAGTGACATATTCGGTGTAACCGCTGGCCCATTTTTCATACTGGCGGTCACGTTTGAGCTTTGTGACCCACGAATCGAGGCCGCTGGTCAAATCGACTGTAACGCCCGGGACCATGTTGACGAGACCTTCCAGCGCTCCTGCAATATTTTGGAGATACTGCATGACGGTGATGGCCATATCGTAGAACAGTATCTTCACGGCGGCAGTGGGATTATTAAACGCATTGCCGAGGAAGTTCACGAACATGGCAAATCCGTTCTGCAAAGGAACAAGAGTGCTGTTGTAGACAAATGCCCCCATAACAGCGAACGACCCGGCGATGATGCCGGTAGCCGAAACGCTGGTGTCTGCAAAGTGGTTCATAATGGCAACACCGCCGTACAATGCGCCCACCAAAAGCAAAACGCCGGCCGCTGCAAGTGCAGCTGGATTTGCCGCCATAACAGCATTCAGAAAAGCTTGGGCGGCTGCTGCTTTCTGGGTCGCAAAGGTGAGGATGTTTGTCCAGTTGGCAGCGATGAGCATGACACCAAAAGCGGATCCGGTGGCCAGCACGATGGGCGCAAGTGTGTCGATGTTGTTCGCCACCCAGTTGATGCCGGACAGCAGCGGGTCCAGCGCCCGGATGGCGATGTTCGTTGTCGTCGTCCAGACCTGCGCCCATGTCATAGGCGTTTTTTCAAATGCAGCATTCGTTTCTTCAGCAGCGGAGAAGAGGGCATTCTTCACGATGGCGGCGGTGATCTTGCCCTCGGAGCCCATCGTGCGCAGATCGCCGATGCTGACCTGCAGGTAGTCGGCGATGGTCTTGGCGAGGGCGGGCGTCTGCTCCATCACGCTGTTCAGCTCGTCGCCCCGCAGCACACCGGAGGCAAGGCCCTGTTCCAGCTGAAGGATAGCGGCCTGTGCTGCCATGCCGGACGCGCCGGAAAGGACCAGCTTTTTGTTCAGCTGCTCGGCAAAGAGGACGACTTCCTGTGTGTTGTCGAATGCACCGCCGGCCATCGTACCCAGCTGAGAGACGAGCCCCAGTGTATCCACGAAACTGCCGCGCGAGTTCTGCGCTGCCTGATAGATCATGGTTTCCAGTTCTGCGGTGGTCTGCAGGCCGTCATTCATCTGGTCGAGCCGGGTGCGGGTGGAAACGAGCGTGTCGGACAGGTCTGCTGCCTTTTTGAGCGTCTGGATGCCCAGATAGCCGCCCACGAGCTTCTTCAGCTCCTGAGTCAGCGAGTTTGCAGCTTTTGCGGCGAGACCGCTGCTGTCCTCGAACTCCCGGTTAGCGTTGGAGGCGCGTTTAGCGGCAGATTCGGCTTGCCCGGCGGTTTCGGCTGCGTGGGTCTGTGCGGATGCCAGCTCCTGCGCGGCAGATGCTGCTGCGTTCGCCGCCTGAGCGGCCTGCGATTGCGCGGCTTGGGTCTCGGCAAGAACAGCAGATTCCCGCTGGACAGCAGCCGCCGCGTTGGCATACTGCTGAGCTAGCGCCGCCTGCTGGACTTCGAGGAAGCGGACGCTGGCACCCTGTTTATCGAGCTGAGCATCCAGCTTTTTGAATGCGGCGGTGGTCTGCTCTCCGGCAGCGATAAGTGCCTGTTCTTGCTCATAAAGTGCGTCAAAACGTGCATTGGCCTTGATGACCTGCCGTTCGATGCTGCCCAGAACGGATTGATAATTCCGGGCGGATGCCTCGGCGGATTTCAGAGCTTCGCTGTGACGGGTGACGGCAGTGGCGGCTTCCTGCTGCGCGGTAGAGAGCTGCTGCTGTGTGCGGATAACTTCCTCTGCGGCCTGAGTGTGTACGGCGGCTGTCTGTTGGGAAGAAGCTGCGGCAGCCTGCACTGCTGTCTGCTGCTGGACAGAGGCCATCTGTGCGGCCTGTGCCATATTGGCCGCTTCTGTCTGCACCGAAACGCTGTAGCTCTGTGCAGCTGCCTTTGCCGTGAGTGTCTGCCCGGATGCCTGCTGTGCCAGCTGAAGATAACGGCCAAAGGTGGAAGAAAAACGGTCTTCCAGAGAGAAAACATTATGTATCTTTCCCATCCGGTCATTTCACCTCCTTCATCTGCTGCTCTTCTTTGGCCTTTTTCTCCATTGCGTGAATGGCAAACTGACGAACCAGAGCCTTTTCCCGCTCGGGAAGAGCATCATATCGTCCCGGAGTCCAGCCGAGATTGACGAAGCAGTAGTAGGCTACCAGAACTTCGACATCCCAGCGGTCTCCGGTGATCAGTTTTTTGCTTCGTCGTCGAGGTTCTGCTCGAAGCCGGACAGTTCCAGGATGGCGGCGGAGAGCTTGGCGAACTCGCCCGCGAGGAGCATCTTGCCGGGGACCTGAATGGGGTCTTTGGTGCCGAAATGCTCACACACCTCAGCGCTGGAAAAGTCAGGCTCGAGCGTTGCGGCCACGATGATGCGGCTGATATACTCGTTCTGGTTGACTTTTTCCTGATAGCCGCCGTTCACTTTGATGTTCCGGGTGGCAGCTTTGCTGCAGGCAGAGTTTTCTTCCTGCGTCAGGGAGCGAATGCGGAAGGGGGCGGGTTTGCCCTTTTCGTCGAGGAAGCGTTTGGAGACGATGATCTCCTGTTCCTCGGAGGTGACGGTGGGGTTCAGAAATGCAGAAAGTGCGCTCATAAAAATTACCTCCTGAAATCAGCTGCCCAGATTGGCAGGGTCTTTGAATGCTTCCAGACGCTTGACATCGGTATAGCTGAAATTGAAGTCGTAATTCAGCATTGCCTCTTCGGAATCGAGGATGGAAAGCGGGATGTCACCGGTGAGAACACAGCCATAGTAGCCCATTACCTGCGCGCCGACGCTGGATGCAGGGTCTTCGTTGGTGATGGTGATGTCGAAGACGTCCTGCACGCCGTCGTTGATGTAGTGGAGCACCATATCAACGAACAGATTGGAACCATTCGAGCCGAAATAGACGTTGCCGGTGCCGGTCTGCTTGACGCCATTGGTCTTGGACTGCACCTTGCGGGTGCCGATGGTCTTCATATCGGTAGTCTGGATGCCCGCGATGGTCTTGATGTTATTCATGCCGCAAATTTCCAGAATGCGGCCGCTGCGGGTGATAGTGATCTTGCCCTCGGCACCGTTTATGGTGTCCTGCGCGAGTAAATAACTCATCTGTCGGCCTCCTTATGCAACTTCCAGCGTGATATAGATCTTGTTGGTGCTGCCCACGGCCTCGATGGCCAGTGTGATGAGCACAGCGTCCTTGGCTTCGCCCTTCTCGACGATGACATCGTTTTCAGCATCAAAATTCTGGATACCGCCGGATGCCTGCAGCTGGGTCAGATACTTCACGATGGCGCTCTTGTACTGACGGCGGCCGTCTTCGGTGTTGTCCACAATGCCCATGAAATTCTGGGCGAACTGGGCGCGCAGGTCGTTGGCGATGGTATTGCACAGCCGCATGGTGCGGTTATAACGGTAGACTTCGCCGATGTCAGTGGTGAAGGTGGTGAGTGAGTCAAGGTCATACTCGACACGGACGGTGCCGTCATCCACATTGAAGACGAACTGCCCCTTGTTGATGGCCTCCACATACTGGCTGTGGGTCAGCCGGGGAGAGACGTCCACAGCATTCGGATAGACGGCATTTGTCAGGTCTTCGGCGTAGGTCGCGCCGGAAGCGACACCGCCTGCCCACCAGCAGGTCTGCGCAGCCGTGAGGGTGGTGCCGTCGCTCAGGACGACGCCGTTCCCCACATTGATGATGAAGCGGCTGTCCGGGTCGGATGCGCCGGATTCCACCAGCTGGCAGAAGGTGCCGGTCTCGGTGTTGACCCGCTTGATAAAGCGCTCCATCGCGTCCCGCACCGTGCTGTCGGTGCCGTCGTAGATGAGCGAGTCGAACTTATAAGGCTCGATGGCTGTGACAAAGGCACTGTAGGCGGAGGGGGCCACCGTGCCGTCTGCACCGCCGGTCAGTGTGGCGCCGATGGTGGCGGTCAGCTTGCCGGTGCCGCTCCATTCCACCCAGTCGTTCGCGATGAGGTCTTCCACGGTCTGGGCGGTCTGGGTGTCCTTGACTTCACCATCCACGACGGTGGAAACCTCGAAAGAGTCCTCCGGGGAGGAGAGTGCGGTCACGATGACAGTGATGTCGTTGCCACGGATGCCGGCATATTTTGCGGTGGCCGTCAACGGGTCAATGAGAGCGGATGCCTTTGCGCTGCCGCTGGCCGACAGGCGATAGAGCAGCACCTTGCGGGGCGGGGCAGTGCGATTGCTGCCCTTGAAGATCTCGTTGAGGAAACGGCTCTGCGCGGCGGTGAGGTCGTAACCGGTAAAAGGCACCGGGTCGGCCCCGGAATCCAGCTCTATGACCTGTGCGGTCGGCCCCCAGCTCAGGGCTTCGGGGATGGCGACAATGCCCCGGTCGCCGATGGCCAGGCTCTGGCCATTCTGCGAGCGGAAGCGGAAATAAATACCGGGACGGGTTTTGTTCTGCACAGTAAAAGTGCCGCCTGCTGCCATAAGATCACTCCTTCCAGAAATCCTTCACGGCGGCTTCGGCCTCCGCGAGGGTGTAAAACGGTTTGTTGAGGACAGCCGCGAGAAAATCCTTCTGGTATCCCGCAAAGCGCGGGTCTTTCAGCAGGATGTCGCGGCAGTACCGAATCTCTTCTTTTTTCATGTATCTACTTTCTGATTCACAGTCTGGGTCTGCATTGTCACCGACTCCAAGCGCTTTTCCCGAAAGATTCGGTGTTAGAATTTGTAGTGCAGGACCTCGTCGTCGATGTCGGCGGTGCGGTCGTAGGCGCGCAACAGTTTCGTCTCACCGCTGCCGTCGGAATAGGGGAATGTGTCCATGCAGAAATCGAGGGTTTCTGCAGCGGCGTTGTACCGCTGCCGCAGGTCGGACAGGTTATATTCCTGCAGGTAGGTCAGGTCCAAGGGGATAGTGCGCTGGAAATACCCGCCGGGCAGGGCTGTGATGCGGCTTTCGCCTCTCTGCTGGATAAACATACAGGGCGGCTGCACACCCTGCTGGGCAGGGTCTTCCAGCATCTGGACGCCGGGAAGTACCGGCGCAAGATATGCGGCCAGCGACTCGGCAAGAGCGGTCAGGGTGAAATTCATTTCAGTGCCTCCTCGATGCGTCGGCAGAGAGCGTCGGCCTCCGTCTTGACGGTCTGCTTGTAAGCCTCTGTGGCAGCATCGGTCATGTGCAGGCCCTCGACGTATTTTGTCTTGGTGCCGACCATCATACCCGCTTCGCCGCGCTTGCCAGGGTCATATTCCAGCAGGCCGGAGGTTTCGTTGAGGTACAGGCCGGGGACAAAGTGCTTGTCCATCCGGTGACCGTCGTTGACGTAGGAGGCATATTCCATATCGTTGTTCAGCTCGGTGACATACTGCCCATCCTGATGCTGCGGCTGAACGCGGCTGTCAGCCGCCCAGTGCTGCTTGAGCTCGCCTGTGCGGGCATTGGTGCCGCCGAGGCTGTCTGCGGTGGGCGGAGTTTTATCCTGTGCCGCCTCGACGGCCCGGAGAGTGGCGTTCTTCGCAGTGTCAGACAGCATCCCGGGCAAGTCGGCCTGAATCGCTTCCAGCTGCCGGATGTGTTCGTCCAGCGTCATTTCACAAGCTCCTGTTTCAACAGCGAAACCTCCCGGTGTGCCAGCCCGGGCAGTACCGCGCCGAACGGCTCAGGATAAAGCGCAGGCTCTCCGGCAAAATACCGGGAGTCCTGAAAGCTCTTTCCCAGCCGTGCGCCGCGATGGACGAGCAATTCATCCCCGGCCCGGACGTCTGCGTCCAGTGCGCAGGCCAGCTTGTCCGTCTGGGAGACACTGGCAGCGGTCTGGCTCATGGCAGGGCCTTTGGGCTGTACGGTATAGACCCGGCAGGGGATGCCGGTGAGTACCTGCTGGCGCTCCATCCGGGTCAGGCTGCCGGTCTTGTTCGGCGCGTTGCGGAAGACGTCCATCGTGTCGGTGTACCAGTCGTTCCAGTTCATCTGCATCACCTCAAATCACATAAGAGCCGGCTGCACCGATGAGCTTGGCCCGGTTGGCCAGCATCTGGCCGTAGGTGGTGGCGTTCAAATCGCCCCAGCTCTCCGTGCCTGCTGTCAAGGCGGCGGTGTCGTAAGTCACGGAGCTGTCGCCCAGCGTGGCCGATTTGACCACACCCACGAGAGCGCCGGAGGCTGCAGCCTGTGCGGCGGTGGGAGAGCTTTCACTGTAAGTGCGCAGGAAAAGGGTGACGTAGTGGGCAACATACAGGCCCACGGCATAGTGCCAGCTGTCCAGCCATTTGTCCGGCTGGATGCTGGCGTTCGCCATCTTCACCAACTCATCGAGCTGCACGTCCGGTAGAAAGCATTTCCCGTCGGCATCACAGAACTGCGGATACTCTTCCTTGAACTGTGCAGCGGTGTAGCTGCCCACGCTCTGGCCGAGGTCTGCGGCTGCTGCCCGGATGCCGGAAAACTGTGCGCCGCACATATCAGGCCTCCGGGGCGGCTTCTGCCGCTTCTGCGGGGACTTCGTCTGCCTTTCCGCGCCGGGGTTTGAGCTTCTTGTCGGCGGCGGCCTGCGTGGATTTGTCGCTGTGGTCGGTGACGATGAGCTTGCCGTCGTTTACGAGAGCCTGAAAATAGGGGCTGTACTCTGCCCACTCGGGAACATCGGCGAAGCCGTCCTTTTTCAAGGCCACAGGCTGAATGCCGGGCTCGGTGCTGGGGATGATGATGTTGCGCTTGGCGAGAACAAACATAGGAATACTCCTTTCTCAGATGCCGTCCACATACAGCATGGTGGTGCCGTACATCAGCTGGACCTCGGAGATGTTTGCCATGTAGGCAGTGTCATAGCAGATGTTGGTGACGTTGGGGGCGCTCATGATGCGGGAGAGAGGGACCAGCTCATCCATCTTGAGGAAGCGTTCCTTGCTGACATAGACTACCATGCGGTCGCCGCCGGAGGTGCCAGCGCCCTTGACCCAGCGGGTGGGGGCGATGACCAGCTCCACGCCGTGGTTTGCGGCTACGTTGTGCTTCTTCAGGAAGTCGTAGATGGTCTCGGTGCCAAGCTCACTGAGCATCGTGGTGGTGATGTAGCTGTACTGCTCGTAGGGAATGAGGATGTGGTTGGGGATGGCGTCCTCGTCGTACTCGCTGGCGGCCCAGACAGCGGTGATGGCGTTATTGATGTCTTCCAGGATCTGCTTCGGGATCTTGTCGGCCCACTTGGTGGAGCCGCCGGTACCCGAGGTGACCGCAGCGGTCTCGACGACATCGGCGTTGTTGACCAGACCGGTGGTGCCGTACTGCTCGAAGCCGACGTAGACGTTGGCGTCCATATGCTTATCATAGGTCAGGCGGATGCCCTCCTGCAGCAACTGGTCGAGGCTGCGGCCGATGCCGTTGGCGCGCTGCATATCCTGGAACATGACCCGCAGGGCAGTGGCGAAGACATGCGCCTTGAATGCGCCCTTGCTGACAGATGCCTGCACGAGAGGTACGCCGTTGGCACCACCGCCGGTGACGGCAGAATCACCAGAGCCATTTGCAATGCCGTAGGCGACAGACATGGCCGAAACGTAATCGACCCAGCCGCCGCCCACCTTGACGGGAATATCGCGGGGATAGGTGACACTGGTAAGGGGCTTGCGGATGAGAGGGTCGCGCTTTTCGAGCTCACTAGTGAGGAATGCGCCGCCGCTCTGGATGGCTGCGGCATCCATCATGGGGACGCCAGAGGGCGCACCGCCCATTGCGGAGCCGCCGAGAGTGAAGATACCGGCATTGGTGGTGCCGACGTTCTGGAAATTTGCCATAGAATCGCCCTCCTTTTAGGCATTTGCACGGGTGAGGATGACCAGCTCGGCCACACCGTTCGTATCTGCTGCGCCGCCCCACTGGCAGTTGGGCAGTTTGATGGTGTTACCGGCGGTCTTGTCGTCCGCAGCAGCCTCAAAGCCGCCCACGCTGGCGGCAGGATAGTCGGCAGTCGCCGCGATGCGGACGTAAACGTCGCCGCCGAGAGCGGGCGCACCGCGCTGGCACAGCACATTGATGCTGCCACGCTGGAACACACTGCAGGCGTCGCCGGGAGCATAGACGCCGGTGTTCTGGTCGGTGTAGGAAAGGGCGCTCTTGATCTCGCTTCCTGCCACGCCGGCGAATTTGTTGGCAGTGGTGCCGGTGCCGCTCATGACGACGACTTTGCCGCCCTCGTACATGAGGGCGGAGCCAAAGGGAATGTTGACCTTGCCGCCCGCCGGGCGGGTGTTGACGATCATATCGGGCTGGCGGGCGTAGGAGCCGGCGAAGCCGTGAGGCATCACCTTGCCGATGACCTGGGTGCTGAGAGTCATAAAATCAGTCCTCCTTCTTCATGTGGGGGTTGCGGCTGTCGTAGGCGCTCTGGGAAGCCTCGCACAGCTGTTCGTATCTGTTTTTGCTGGAACGGTTCGCGGCTGCAGTGGCGGCATCCTGTGCAGCGTGGGCGATGACCTCCACGCTACTCTGGCCCTTGACCTGCTCGATGAGGGTCTTGGAGAGGGCATCGCGGGTGGTTTTGTCCTGCACACCGTTGATGAGCGGGCGCATAGCCTTCAGCAGAGCCAAACCGCTGTCATTTGCAGGGATAGTCTGCGCCGCAGTGTCCTCAGTCTTCTTCTCTTCGCCCTCACCGGACAGTTCCGAGATAGCCTTGTCGATGTCTGCGCCATCATCGGCAGCAGGGGCTTCTTTCTCGGCCAGCAGCTTGTCGAGCTTGGCAGAGATACTGTTCAGGGCGGCAATGAGGGGATTCTCCTGCGTATTGGCCGGGGGAGGGGCATTGTCCTCGGCGGGTGCTGCCTCCTGCGCCGATGCGGCAGGGTCTGCGTCCAGCGCTGCGGCTGCGGTCTCGACCAGATTGTCCAGCTGTTCGGGGGTCGCGTCCTTGGCTGCCCGACCGAACAGAGAAAGCAGAGCTTCCTTCATGTCCATATGTTTTACCTTTCCTTTCTCCGCCGGAAGCCCGGCGGCACTGTCTTTTATTGCAACATCATGACCAGCGCGCCCACGGGGGACGATGGCGATATGGTTGCCGCGAATGTTGGTCTGGCGGTATCCGGCCCCGCTGGGGGTGTAGTCGCAGAGATAACCGCAGGATACTTCCCGCAGGATGCCGTTCCGTACCTCGGAAATGAGGGTAGGGTCCTTGAGGTGCAGGTCGGCCACCAAAAAGTCGCCTTCCCGGCGCACGTTCTCCGCGTGGCCCTTGGAATAGGAGCTCTGGTTTTCCGGCGCCAGCATCTCGGGCGGGTGGGTGTAGGTAACATCCTTGCCCTCGAAGCTGGCAATAGCGGCAGGGTCGAAGACGTCCTCCGGGCGGCGCTCCACGGTCACGGGCCGGTCAGGCTCGCCGTCCAGCCCCAGCTCCCGGGCGAGGTAGTCCTGCGTGCCGATGCGTGCAATAGGCACATCCCGGCAAATGAGGAAGCCTTCGGGCGTCTGGGTCATGTGTTTGCTGATCGTGCTGCCATAATAGGCAATCAAGGGGCATCACCTCCTGAAAATGGGCAAAAGAAAAGCACGGTGCATCTGCATCGTGCTCAGTTAGGTTTGACGGCTGCGGTAGGCGCTGACCCACCGCTGATATTTTTCGCTCCCGGCCTGCTTGTGCTTCTGGAAGGTGGCGAAGGTCCTTGGGATTTCGTCGCCCAGCGCGGCGCGGTAGCGCTCCCACTGGCGGTAGTCCCGCAGCCATTTGGAGCGGGCCTGTTCTTTTTTGCGGTAGGCGTCGATCTGGGCCTTGGTGCGGGGGTCGCGGGTGTAGGGATTCGTTTTGGGGCTGGAAAAGCGCCTGATGCGTTCCAGCTCGGCGGGGGTGCGTCCTGCGGACGTCCATGCGCGGAGCGCGTGCAGGCAGTTGGGATGGATGTTGAGCCAGCTGTTGTTCAAGTCGTCCGGCCCGGCGGGGTCGATTTTGCCGAAGGCATCGGACAGGGGCGGGAAGCTGGGGTCTGTGCCGCTCTTGCTGTAAACACGGCCCTCGTAGGGGGCGCAGAGGCGGCAGGTGGTGCCGTGAGCAGTGATTTGATACAAATCCTGCCCGGCGTCCTGCGTTACCACAGACAATATCTCAGCCTGCCGTGAGGTGGTGCGGGAGACCATCGTGGCGTAGGTGTGCAGACTCCACTTTCGGCCCGCCGCGTCGGTAAAGGCGGTGACGCCCTCTCGGTGCAGTGCCTCCACAAAAGCGGGGACGCTCTGGTTGATGCCCCGACCCACGGCCTGCTGTGCGGCCACCTGCTCGAGGCCCACCCGGCGGTAGATGTCCGGCTCCACGCGGCCCAGCAGAACGCTTTGTAAACCCGCCAGCACGGTCATGTTTCCGTCGGTCAGCTGGCCCATCAGATTCATGGTGAGCCGCTGGACGATGTCGGTCTGGGTGCTGGTGAGGGCCTGTGCGTTGAGATAGGCCGCGCGGTGCTTCTCGATGCTCTCGCCGGGGATGGCCCGGGCTTCGGGATGATGCGTATAGAAATGGGACTCCACGAGCCTCGGCACATATTCCCACTCGTCGCTTTCCAGCTGGCGAAGGATCGCCTGCACCCGTTCCAGCGCGGCCACCGTGTGGTAATCTACCAGACCCTGACTTCGCAGGCGTCCGATCTCGTTGATGATGTCCGTTTCGGCCTTGAGGTAGAGCCGGATGAGGTGCGAAAGCTCCCGCTCAGGGGATGCGCGGGCAAGATGGGGCATAGTCGGGGTCCTCCAAAAAAATGGGTAAAAGAAAACCACGGTGCGGTGTGCATCGTGGTGTGTGAGTTATTCGTCGGCGTCGAGTTCTTCTTGTGTGATGCCATGAAGTCCCGGTTTCAGCATCTTGAGAAAGTCCCAGAAAGGGGCATCGGGGTGCTCAGTACCATAGTCGATAATGTCCTGCTCGATACCGTCGATAACTGCGGCGTAAACTAACATATCAACATCATCTTCCTGCACATGGTCTTTCTTAAGTTCACCTTGGCCGATGTATCTCTGAAGAAACGCTCGCAATTTCTCTTCCATATGACTTCTCCTACTTTATGGGGTAGATGTTCAGCAATTCAAATCCGCCGTATCCATCAGCTTTGACCGTATACTGACGCTTTGCATCACGGATAGTACGAACGTCAGTATACGGAAAAAGCTGATGGATAGTCCCGGATAGCGGGTGTTCAGCACGCCGGTAAGCCGGGTATAGGTCTTGGGCTTGAGCTGTATCTTGCTCTTGCCACGCTGAGGAGAGGGGGCGTACTTCGTTTTTCCTATTGTACCGCTTCCGCCCTTACCTGTAAAGCGCCCGTTGGAAGAATCATGATAGGGGTTAAAGTCCTGTGTCAGAGCGTCGCCGGTGGGAATGCCCGATGCGGGCGTATCCAGCAGCCCTGCCAGCGGGTCGCGCATGGCAGTGACATCCTGATAGGTCTTGCCCTTTGCGGCTGCGATGAGCTGGTCGGTGAGAGAGCCGAACAGGCCGGTCTCATCTTCGAGTTTCTTCAGCTCCTGTATGACGCCCCCTGCATCCAGCAGACCGGCCTGGAACGTCGAGACGATGACCTCGGTCTTCTGCTTGGCGATGCTGGCCGTCTCGCTGGCGGTGGGCGTCCAGAGAGGAGGAAAGGAAATCTCAAAATCCAGTGCCTCAATGCCTGCGCTGCGTGCCACCACGGGAAGCAGCTTGTCCAGAATGGGCCGGAGCTTGCTTTCCCGCAGGGTGTCCACATAGTCGTAGTAGTTCTTCAAATCGCTCTCGCCGGTGGCGTTCATCCCGGCGGGGGAGCGGCCAAACAGCTTGGTCATGGGGTAGTGACTCGCACCGCAGAGGTTGAGGCACATACTCTCGTACACCTCCTGCAGGCCGGTGAAGGTGTACTGTGTGTTGGTCATCTTGTTGCCCTGCTCCACCAGCTGAACGCCGAAGTTGGAGCGGAGGACGCTCTGGGCCTGCATGGTGTTCCAGAAGCGCTTCTGCACGTCCGGGCTGGACAGGGAGAGCAGCTGTTCCAGACCCTTGACCTCCATCGTGTTGATGTTGGCCTGAAAGGTCAGAGCGGCCATGTTGGCCGACACGTTGTCGTGGGCAACGACGTCTTTGTACAGAGCCTCCACCTCGGATTCACCCCAGTAAAGCTCTGCCTGCCGCTCGAGATCGGGCAGCTCCCGCCCGGTGAAGCGCACCAGCCGGGAGTGATGCACCCGGGCGGCGGTGTGGCCTGCGGCGTCGGAGATGCTATAAGAGGCAGGCACCAGCTCGCCGCCCTCGAAGGTGAGCGCTGCATCCGGGCTGATGCCCTGCCAGCGGTCGAGGATGTACAGTCCCCGGAAGCTGCCCGGGAGAACGGCGTCCATGTCGAGGGGCTGAGATAAGTCTTCCTGCCCGTCGATGAGGATGAGTCCCGCTGCGCCGCCGTAGAGCCTGCCCCACTTGAGGCCGGTGCTGATGCGGTCGCGCAGTTTGGTGGTGCGCTCGACGCTCTGAATAGCCTTGCACTGCTCAGGAGAAGCGCTCTTGAGGCTGTACCACTCACGGAGCATATCATCCACCATCAGGCCAACAACATTCTGAACCACCCAGTTGCTGCGGTACAGGCTGTTCAGCAAAGCGTAGTTGCTGGTCATCCGGGTGAGCGGGTAGTCGGTGGCCTCGAGCGGGCTCTGGGAGCCATAGCCCAGCCGGAACAGCAGGTTGGAGAAAGCGTCCATTACCGGGATATTCTGTTGTGCGCCCCCGGCGGGGCTGTTCTTGCGGCGTCTGGACACTTATTCAAACCTCCAATCAGGCAGGGAATTGATGTAGTAGCGGACGGCGTCCGGGCCGTGGTCGTTTTCCTTGACGGGCTTTTCGACGCCCAGCAGCGCGGCCTTGTCATCCCAGCGGTAAAGCCCCAGCTCGTCGATGAGGCCGGTGCAGGATGCATTGACCAACAGCCGACGCCGGGAGAAAAGGGTGCTGCACCGGCGGATCCCGTTCAGGACATCGTTGTTAGCGTCCAGAACATAAACGCCGCGCTGGCGCAGGGCGGCAATGAAGGACGCCGCCGAAGGGTCTACATAGGCCGCGCAGGGGGTGTTGCCCATAAAGGCCATGAAGTCGTCGGCATATTCCTCGTCGGTCTTCTGACGGCGCTCCTTGCGTCCGTCCCAGCGGTATTCGCGGTCGATGCGGATAGTCTCGCCGTCGTCATAGGTGTCGAGATAAGTGCAGGCATTCAGGGTGCCATAGTCCACGGTAATGGTCCGGGTGGAGAGGGATTGCATCCCCACAGGCCGCTCGGCATCGGTGTAGACGTTGGCGCTGAGGTCGAACATATCGTAGATGAGCCCCTCAGCGGCCTTGCGCTGGCCCAGAATGTCCCGGGCATACCAGATGCTCTTGCGGTCGTAGGTGGCCAGCACGGCGCGGAGTTGGGCGTCTGAGAGGCTCATGTTGTCAGCGATGGTGAAGTGGCCGTAGTTGAGGCCATAGGCCGGGTCGGCTTTTTGTTTTTCCTCGTGAAAATTGAGCACCGACCGGTAATACCAGTGGCCCTCGGCCTTGGGGTTCAGGTCGTGGAATATCTTGCGGTCGGGGCTGGAAAGAGTGCGGTCGAATACCTCCTGAATAAAAACCTCGCTGCACTCGTTCACCTCGGTGATGTAGGCGGTGCCGTAGGTGTTGCCCTTGATGAGCTTTTCATCTCCGGCTTTGCCGCCGCCGGAGACAAGCACGACTTTCTCGCCGGTGAGCGTTTGGATATAAAGGCAATCGCGGTTCTGGTACACACCCTCACGGCAGCGGCCCTCGAAGTAGTTCTTCATGCCGAAGCCGTCGCAGTCCAGAATGTTGAGCCGCGCGGTGGCCGTGGACACGCCCGCGATGAGGTGGATGCGGCTGGGGTGCTTTTCGAGGATGGTGCAGTAGGCCATGGTGATAAGCACATTTTTGCCGCCGCGCTTGCCGCCCTCGGCCACGTTGAGCCAGTGGTCGAAGCAGTTCCAGAAAAAGCGGGTCTGGTTTTGAGAAAAAGGGGCGGGGATGTTCATGTCTCGAAGTCCTTGATGTTGCGGTCGGGCAGGGGATGCTGCAGCAGGTCGGCCAGAGACTGCATCTCGTTTTGCTGGGCGGTGGAGTCTTTCTCTTTTTCAGCAGCGCCCCAGCCGAAATTGTTCTTCAGGCTGAACTGTGCGCCGCTGGTGCCGTCCCGGTCGAACAGCCGTTCTTCGGCGTACTGCTCGCAGCGGGCCTTCGCGCGCGTTATCGTGTCAAGAAACTCCCGCTTGGCCTGATAGTCCAGCAGGGATTGCCGGGAAGCAAAACCCAGCGCCAGAGCCAGCCCTGTAATGGTAGGCGGATGGCATCCGACGCGCAGCTCATTGCCGTGCTTATCGAACATCTGCACACCGTCCGGGCCTGTCAAGGGCTCGCCTTCGCAGGCGGTAAAGTAGGCGTCTATCTTTTCCTGCATCTGCGCAGCCGTTTTGTACTTCGGGGGCTTGCCGCCCGGATGCTTTTTGTATGCCACGTCACCACCTCTCTTGCAAAAAAGTTGGAGCAGCCGGGAGGGTGCGGCCCTCCGTCCGTCTGGTCACGCCAGCGCTCTCGCGGCTGAGCTACGGCTGCATAAAAAATCCCCGCACATTTCTGTGCAGGGAAGAAAATCTTTGAAGCAGCCTCAGAAAGCTCAAGAAGGAGAAAAATGCCTGTCAAGCAGCAAAAAGTCCAAAGGAGCAATTCATCATGATGGAGGAAAAGTTTCGGAGGCTGCGTATATCGGGTGGCCTTTCCGGCTCTGCCGATGGTACTATTTTAGCACATTTCAGAATGACCCTACAATGAACAGACACTGCACTTTTTCAAATTTCCAACTGCTCGATAGCTCGCTGTCGGAGAAAGTAGATTCTTCGCGTAGAGACATTCATATCATGGGCTACCTGTTCCCATGTCTGGCAGTTCAGAAAGTATTTTCGTAGGGCGCAGTAAGCTTTGTTGTCCAGTTGAAGGAGCACAGCATCAATTTCCTCAAACAGAGCATCACAGATGGCCAGCTGTGCGTAGGCACGGCGTTCGGCTTCTTCTTCACGCTCTACTGCCCGGGCGAGGCTCTGCCCATCCTTGCTGCCGCCCGGCGCAGCGCTGAGGTTCTGGGTGATGTGCCGGGTGGCTTCCTGCGCCTCTGCCAGCCGGTAGGAGAGCCGCTGGTAGAGCTTTTCGGCTTCCCGATAGCGGGAGAGCCAGCTTATCTTTTCCTCGTAGGTCATGCCAGCTCCTCCACCTGCACGAACACGCCGCAGATGTCGGCCCAGAACTTCTCGACGATCTCGCTGCACACCTGGGCGTCGTCGTGCCAGAAGTGCAGGCGGGTCATCTCGTCCTTGAGGGCTTTTTCCAGATTGTCAGTGTCGGGCTTGGAAGTGCGCCAGCTGCCGTCCGGGCGGCCCTCGGCGGGGAACATCCACTTGACCAGCAGACGCACCGGACGGCCCGCCGGGATGGGCTTCTCAGGGGCGTGGGGCGCAAGGTAGGCGTGGAGCTTGGCACGGGCGGCTTTCAGTTCAGAGCTGTCATGCAGCACGGCGCAGGGCTTGCCGCCCTTCATGTAGGCATGAAGCTCTTTGGCGTTATGGGTAGTGGTGGGCGGACGCATAGGGATAAAAAACTGTGTGGTCATTTCGTACCTCGTTTTCTTTTTTTATATCAGCGGCCAACGTGATGGGGAGGGTCCCCGGAGGATGGGGGCTGTGGTCGCCCCATCCTCTGGGATACCCCATCACACATTGCAGTGCAGTCATGCTATTATATATAGGCTATTTGCACTGCAAATGTTGCAGTCATAGCGGCTATTTCTGCAATTTTGCAGTTTTTGCTGTCGTGCAAAATAGCGGCTATCACTGCATTTTTACAACAAAATGTAATTGAAAATATAACAGAGCGTTTAACCTCTGCTGCCGGGTTCCTTGCGGCCAACCTTCTCGCCGTCGATCCAGAAGCGGCCATCCTCCTTCAGCCGGCTCTTGACGGTGCGGGGCTTCAGGTCCATGTACTCGCCGAGGCTGTAGACGGTGACCTCACCGTCCATCATGCAGGCTTCAAAAGCGGTGTCCAGTTCGGCCTTCCTGTCCTTGGACTGCTTGGCCTTGTCACCCCAGCGGCGGCTCGCGCCCTTTGCGCCCAGTGTGCGGAAGTCGCTGTCCGGTTGCAGATCTTCCAGAAGCCCGCTGTCCAGCTTATGCACCGGATAGTCAAACCAGAGGTTCACCGGGGCAAAGCTTGCAAACTCGCGGAGAGTGCCTTCGATGCGCCAGGCAGTCATGCTGTCGGCTTTCTTCTGAGCCGCAGCCACTTCGGCGTCGATGGCCCGCAGGTCGGCGAGGCCAAGCTTTTCTTTGGCGATGGTGAGCATCCGGCTCTTGCTGAGGGCGTCATCCGGGCCGTAGGCGTCGGCATGGCCGCGCTTATCCAGCATCGCTTTGATGACCCGGCAGGCGGCCTTGTTGTGCAGCTGCTCCCGGATGGCGTCGGTGATGGTCAGCTCAGTCATGTCCAGCATGGCATCCGGGTCGCGGGCAAACACGCCGGAGCCGGATGCTCTGTCCATGCTGCGCTTGCCGCCCTGCGCACCCTTGGAATGATGGTGGCAGTAGATGACGGCGCAGTCCAGCGCGCGGCAGACCACATCGAACTGGTTGCAGAATTTCGCCATCTGATCGGCGCTGTTCTCGTCGCCGGTGATGACCTTGTAGATGGGGTCGAGGATGACGGCAGTGTAGCCCTTTTTGCCTGCCCGGCGGATGAGCTTGGGGGCAAGCTTGTCCATCGGGACAGATGCGCCGCGCAGGTTCCAGATGTCAATGTTCCGCAGATTGTCCGGCGCAAGGCCCATCGCGGTATAGACGTCCTTGAAGCGGTGCAGGCAGGACGGCCTATCAAGTTCCAGATTGATATAAAGTACACGCCCCTGCGCACAGGAGAAGCGGCCCAGCCACGTCTTGCCCTCGGCGATGGCGATGCACAGCTCGATGAGGGCGAAGCTCTTGCCCGCCTTGGAGGGGCCTGCCAGCAGCATCTTGTGGCCCTGGCGCAGTACGCCGGAGATGAGGGCATCGGCCAGCGGGGGAAGGTCGTCCCAGTCGTCGGCCAGACATTCGGTGTCGGGCAGGTCATCGGTGCAGGCCTCCACCCAGTCGCACCAGTCCTCCCAGCAGCTTTTGCCGACATTCGTTTCAAGCAGAGCCTGTTTCTGCCCCGCCCGCAGGATGCCGGGCATCCGGGAGAGGCGGGAAGGGTTGCGGTTCTGCTGGTCGAGGGTCAGACCGTTCTTCTGGCAGGTGGCGTAGAGGTAATCGACCCGCTTGCGGTACTCAGCATAATCCGGCGCGTTGACCCGGACGATGGCGTGGATGCTCTTGCCGCCGGAGTAGACCAGCGCGGCGCAGGGCAGCTCCATCTGGTGGATAGCGGCCAGCTGCTTGCCGGGCTCCATGTTGTCGCACTCCACGAGGGCGTAGCGGTAGCTGGTGACATTGGCATCCTTCCGGCCTGTGCCGTCCACCGGGTTGAAGCAGATCCATGCACCGATTTCCGGGTCGCAGTCGCCCATGACCTTGCCGACGTCGCCGCCTCAGGCGTCCAGCTCTTCGATGAGCTGCCCGGCAGTTCTGTCCCAGCAGCCTTTCGCCGGGCGTCGGCGGTCGGCGGCCATGAAGCTCTCGGTGACATAGGCCACATACTCGTCCGGCTCGAAGAGGGCCTGCAGGTAGCGTTTGAGTTGCTGGGCAGGCTCCCATGTGTCGGGAAGGTGAAGCTCCTGCTCTTCGACCCAGCGGGGGTCTACCAGTGCGGGCTGCTGCGGGCCGACGGTCAGCTCATCGCCCCAGTCCAGCGCATGGCCTGCAGGGCCGGACCAGCCGTGCTCATAGGCCAGCTGGAAGATGCTGCTCTGGGTGACGGGCTTCGAGCTGCCGTGGAAACTCTCCCATTTTTTGATGCACTCGCCCTTGTGATACCGCCCGCCGTCCCGGGCGCTCCACTGCTCCCACACGGCGACGGGCAGACCGGCTTCTTTCAGGCCCATGCCCACCATGAGCCATTCTTCATAGGTCAGGGCGGACGGGGAGACGAAGTCCAGCGCTTCTTTGATGTCATCTTCATGTTCCATTCGCATTACCATATAAACATATCATCTGCGATGACCGGCTCAGCAGACGGGATATAGTTCTTGGGGTCAACGCCCTTCGGCGCGCCCCGCCAGCCGCCGGCGGCAATGCGGTCTATCATGTGCCGTGCGGCCTCGAAGCTCCACGTGCCGACGTGCTGGAAGCCGTATTTCTCCAGGCAGCGTATCTGCTTTGGGGTGGTCAGGCCCTCGTCCCGGCGCTTGCTGAGACGATCGAGCAGGAGAGACGCTTTGCCCGCAGACTCCACGGCGTCGGGCAGGATGCCCAGTTTTTCCAGTGCAGCAGTCTGTTCTGCGCTGGGCGGGCCAGCCTCCCAGCCAAAGGCCGGCACATAGCCGGAGAGATCTTCGGCCTGAATGCTCATCTCGTATTGCAGCGGGTCAACGAGCTTCGCCTTTTTGCGGCGCTGTTCTTCCAGCTGCTTGGCAAGCGCCTCTTCGCGCTGGGCCACCACATCCTCGCTGGCCTGTGCGGCGGCGTCCTCAATATCCTGCGGCCCGCCGCTCTCGGCCAGATTGTCGGTCATCTGCCGGGCCACGGCACGGTCCTCACAGACGAGGTCGGCGGGGCGGCACAGCTCGTGCTTGTCGGTCATCCAGAGAAAATCTAGCAAAAGCAGATCGCTCTTGCCCGGGGAGAGGCGAGTGCCGCGTCCCACCATCTGGCTGTAGAGGCTGCGCACCTTCGTGGGCCGCAGCACGACGACGCAGGCCACCGAGGGGCAGTCCCAACCTTCCGTCAGCAGCATGGAGTTGCAGAGCACGTTGTACTTGTCGGCTTCGAAATCCGAAAGCACCTGTCTGCGGTCGGCGCTCTGGCCGTTGACCTCGGCGGCGCGAAAGCCTTTGGTGTTCAGCAGATCGCGGAATTTCTGGCTTGTCTTGATGAGGGGCAGGAACACCACCGTTTTGCGCCCGGCACAGCGTGCTGCCATTTCGTCAGCAATTTGGCTCAGGTAAGGGTCAAGGGCAGTGCCAAGCTCGCCTACAGAATAATCGCCGCTGCTCATGCCCACGGCGGAGATGTCCAGCTTGAGGGGGACGGTCTGGGCCATGATGCGGCAGAGGTAGCCGTCTTTGATGGCATCGGTCAGCTTGTACTCATAGGCCAAGCTGTCGAACACCTCGCCGAGGTTTCGCATATCGCCCCGGTCGGGGGTAGCGGTCACGCCCAGGACCTTCGAACTGCCGAAGTAGTCGAGGATGCGGCGGTAGCCGTCGGTGATGGAATGGTGGGCCTCGTCGATGATGATAGTCCCGAAGTAGTCCCGAGGAAAGCGCTCGAGTCGTGCCGGCCGCTGTAAGGTCTGGACAGAGCCGACCACCACCCGATACCAGCTGTCGAGGCAGGTGGACTCGGCTTTTTCCACCGCGCTGACGAGGCCGGTGGAGCGCTGAAGCTTGTCTGCCGCCTGTTCCAGCAGCTCGCCCCGGTGGGCGAGGATGAGCACCCGGTCGCCCGCCCGCACCTGATCGGCGGCGACGGAGGCGAACACGATGGTCTTGCCGGTGCCGGTGGGCAGCACCAGCAGGGTGCGGAGACGGCCATTTTCCCACTCGGTGTGGATGCTCTTCCGGGCGGCTTCCTGATAGGGGCGCAGAGCCTGTTTTTCTCCCATCAGAATGCCCCCTGCGTCCAGCCCTGAGAGGGCGCGGCTTTCTCTTCAGGCGGCGGCAGGAAGCGGATGACTTCATTGCTCTGGCCGGGGTCGCCGCTCTTCTTGACGTAATCGTGGACGCCCAGCTTGCAGCGGCCTTTGGCGCCGACGACCTCGTTCCAGCGGGGGCGGAAGGTGTCGCCCTTCCTGCACTGGCCGATGCTCTCGAAGAACGCGCCCAGCAGGCCCTGAGTCTTGGTGTGAAGGTAGAGACGGTGGGTGACGGTGGTATCGCCCAGAGCGCCGCCGAAGATCTTCAGGGTCAGCTTTGCCATCGAGCAGGGCGGCAGCTTGGCGCTGCCCTCGAAGCGGGCGCGCTCCATCCCGGTGACTTCAAAATAGTATTCGCCCTCGGGCAGGAGCACGAAGTCCTGCGAGACGTTGGTAAATTCGTCGTCCCAGCCAAGAGCGCGGTCGGTAGTGGTATTCATGTCAGCCATAAGTATTCTCCTTTATAATAATGTGTGAACCTCTCAGTCTGCCTGCGGCAGCCAGCTCCCCTGTTAGGGGCAACGGCGACGACCGCCGCCAGCGGCGGAAGCAGGGAGGAGCTGTTGGGGCAGCGGCCAGCAAGACGCAAGCGGAGTGCAGCGGATACTGGGAGCCGCAACCCGGCCTTGGCGAGCGGAGCGAGACTGAGAGGTTAAAACGGCAGGTCCCGGTTGTCCAGCACCATCTGAAGCACCTGCGGCCATGCGGCCACGAGACAGCCCTCCACAAAGTCGGCGGGGTAGTCCCGGATGGGCATATCTTCCGGGAAATAGCCCCGCTTGCCCACAACGAACTGCAATTCTTCGGGGGTGACGTTGTTGGCATTCATCAGCGCGGCCAGCTTTTCGGGGACGCCCAGCGCCATGAGGTCGGGCGTCAGCAGGGCTTTTGGGACAGTCTCCCGGGGCGATTCCGGCTGAGGCTTGGGCTGCGGTGCCGGTGCGGCCGGTGCGCTGGGAGGGGGAAGAAGGTCCTTTTCGGCGGATGCTGCGGGCTTCGGGGCGGCAGGCGGCGCAGAGGCCGGACCGGTGATGCAGTGGGCGATGCTGGCGTAGTCGAAGGGGACTTCATCGGGCAGGCCGAAGCGGTTCTTGGCGTCCCAGCAGGCGTGGTGGGTGGTGTAGAGCACCCGTTTGCCGCCGGTGGCTTTGTTCTTGGCGTTGGGGCCGCTGCCGCTCTTTTCTACGATGGTCTGGTAGTTGGCGAAGAGGAGCATATCGCACCACTCCCGCAGGAGGGGTTCAGTCTGCTTGGTGGTCTTCATGGTCCAGCGGTCATAACTGCCCGCCGCGTCCGGCTGCTCGAACTTGGTGATGGCGGCGTGGGCGAGGATCAGCACATGGTGGCCGCTGTTCAGCACCTCCTCGAGGGCATCGAGGAGCCGGCCGAACTCCTCCTTTACGTAGGTGTAACCCTTGCCGTAGCCGAAGCCCTCGAGGCCGTCCACCTTGGCTTTGGCGCAGATGGCGTCGATGGCCAGACGCTCGGCCCAGTCGGCGGTGTCGATGACCAGCGTACCGCAGGAAACTTCGCCCAGGGTGACGGCCCGCACCTCGTCCAGCAGCATGGCCCAGCTGGTGGGCTGGGGCAGGCGGGCAACATTGAGCCGTTTGGTGCCGCCCTCGGTGTCGATGAAAACGGGGTTCGGGAAGTGAGAGGCAAATGTGCTCTTGCCGATGCCCTCGGGGCCGTACAGTACGACCTTGACCGGGGTGTTCAAAATGCCGGTGGTGATGGAATAGCTGCTCATCAGAAAGCTCCTTTCGTCCATGTTTTGGTCTGCGTGGGTGCGGCGGACAGGACAGGCAGGTCAGCACCCTTGACCATGCCGTCCTCAATGATGATCTGGCACTCGCTGCCGGTGGAGACGCGGGTGGCGATGGCCTGCAGACCCTCCGCTTCGAGCCAGCGCCCGAATTCTTCCAGCGTGGTCATGTCCATCTGCTCGAGCTTGTCCAGAAGGACAAAGCCGCAGTCCGGGTTGAGCCGCCGGACGATAGCCGCGGCCACCCGGAGCTGGTCGCTGCCGGACATATCCCGCCAGCGCTTGCCTTTATAAGTAAGAGCGCCGTCCTCCACACTCAGCTCCGGCAAGGGCAGGTCGGCACCGTTCAGCAGGGCCAGACGCTCTTTGCGCTTCCGCTCGATGGCATCCGTAAGCTTGTCGTAGTCGCTGGCGTACTTGGCGGCTTCGTCCTCGGCGCGGGCTTTTTCGAGGTTGGCCCGGACTTTCCGGTTCGTCTCCTCGATGCTCTGGATAGAAGCTTCCAGCTCAGCGGTGGATTCGTCCTGAAGCTGGTCAACGGTCTTTTCTGCATTTTTTCGCTGGTTGAACAGCTTGGTGTGCTTGGTGTCCAGCTCTTCCCGCAGCTTTTCCAGTTCCGCAATGCGCTCACGGGTGCGTTTCAGTTCGTCCAGACACTGTTGTTCCTGCCGGGCCAACTCCTGCGCCTGCTGCCGCAGACGCTGATTCTCGCCGTTCCGGGCCAGAATGTCCTGCTGCCGGCGGATGAGGTCGGAGGCGCTGAGGGGCTGTTCGGGAGCGTCGGGGTAGGAGATGAGCTCGTCGGCGAAGTACTTTTTCTGCTGGGCCAGCTGGCCGGTGAAGGTGCGCTTGTCGTAGATGCTTTTGATCTCCATATCCCGGAGATGCAATTCATTCCCGATGCCGATGATGCGCAGCAGGATGTCAGCCTTTTCCTTGTCGCTGGCCTCCATGAAGCGGGGCAGATCGAGAGCCAGCGGCTCGACAAAAGCATTCAGCAGCTGCTGGCCGCTGCGGCGGCCGGTGGGGTCGGTGACAGTGAGGCTGCTGTTCTTGCCCTTGCGCTCCACGACGACCCCGTTGGAGAGAGTGACGCGGAGGTGGGCGGGAGCGACGGCACCATCCCGCTGGGCGGCGTTCGGGCGGAATTTTTCGCCGCCAAGCGCCCATGCCAGCGCGTCGAGAACGCTGGTCTTGCCCTGATTGTTGTTGCCGCCTACGAGGGTGAGACCGGTGGGCGCAGGAGTGAGCGCAACGGCCTTGATGCGCTTGACGTTTTCGGCCTCGAGGGCCGTGATCTTTACAGACATCTGGATACCTCCCCTTGAATCTGTCCTAATGTGCGTACGAACTGATCGATCGCGTTTTCCCGCTGTTCACCCGGCAGCTTGCCGAACAGCGGCTTTATGGACTGCGCGAGATTTGTGATGGAGCGGCCGGCCAGAAGGATGCTGTCGTAGGCGTCGCGGGCGTCCTGCTCCTGTGTGGCTTTGTAATCGGCGGTCATGCCGTCGGCCATTTCCTTGGCCTGCCGGACGACTTCGTCCTTGTCCACCACAGCTACGATGGGCTGCTTCCGGGCGGCTTCGGCCTCGGATCTCCACTTGTCGGCGTGACGCTTGGCCGCTTCGGCTACCTGACGGGAGCCGGCAAGCTGGTTTTCCGCGTCCTTGGCGCGGGCTTCGGCGCTTTTCACCAGCTCCTTGAAATAGGCATTTTCCTTGCGGGCGTTCTGAGCGGACTTCTCGGCGGTGTCGGCACGGTCTTTCTCGGCCTTGAGCTGAGCTAAAAGCTCCTGCACCCGCTGGCTGTCTCCGGCGGCTTCGACCAGCTGCCCAGCGCAGCCGCTGCGGGCGATGAGGTTCAGGTCTTTACGGGTCAACTCGGGCAGCTGTTTTAATTGTTCAATCGTTGAACCATTAAAAGATTCTCCGGTCTGCACCATATTCCATGCACCCGACTTGCTCATACCCTTGCTTTCATACCACTTTGTCCATGTACCGCCGCCATACCGGCCCGCCTTGGCGGTCAAAGCGTGGATCCGGGCAAGGTAGATGCAGGAGATCAGATACTCGTCCTGAGCCGCACCATAGTGCAGATCAAACTGCTGGTCGGCGTCTGCGGCCTGCTGGGATAAATCACCCAGAGCCGAGAAGTCAAAGGTAGGGGCGGCGGGGATATTGCCGAACGGTTCGGCAGCCTCTGCAGGGGGCAGCGCAGCCACGGCCTCCCCCGCCGCCGGGGGCTCTTGTGTGCATTTTCTGATGTCGGCCAGGATCTTTTCCATTTCCTGCTGTGGGGTCATGTCCTTGCGGCTTCCATCCGGATTGAAAAAGCGGGCGAACAAAGCTGCCTTGGCAGCAATGCCCTTTTTGTTGGAAGCGCAGACGAATGTACAGCAGTAGCGGCCATTGTGGGAGTAATCAGTGGGGCGAATCTCGTCTCGAGAAAAGCCGCCAGTGAGTTCGCCCAGAGGGAAAGTATCTTTGACCCATGCACTGATCTGTTCTAGGAAGTCGAAATCCAGGCTGACCACAGAGCAGGTGCATTTGTCTTCGGTCGAGCCGATAAAGTAGGAGTCATATGAGAGCGTTCTGCTCGTCCGACATTCGTAGCCTTTAATATCCTGCACGAAACGCTTGGCAGCCTTGTCCCACTTGTTGCCACCCCACGGCATGGCGTAGGGACAGCCATAGCATTCATGGCCCGGGCCGTATCCTTCCAGACGATTGCCGGTATTGTCGGCGCTGCTGGATTTCTGCACTCTCTGCCCACACTTGCAGATATAGGTAGTCACACTCTCACCTCCGTGTCCTTCAGGCGGTCAAGCATTTCGGACTGCAGGTCTTTGTTCAGGGGCTGGAAGCGGTTATTTCGCCAACCGTAGCAGAGGATAGTGCCATAGATAGGCTGGCCGCGATAAGTACGGTTCAGGCCCTTGCCGTAGATGGCATACACCAGCACCGCAGGGGTGCGGGGCAGGACTTTCTGCTCGCAGGGACACTGCAAAAGCGCTTCCATGCCCTGCAGCGTGTCCGGCAGGGTAGTGATGACCGGGTCCTTTCCCGGCTCGATAAGAATGCCTTTCATCTCTTGTAAAAACCTCCAAAGTGTGCTATTCTTCGGGGTGATGGGGGTTCAAACCATCATCCCTTTGCAGGCTCGCCGGTGTTCCAGCACCGACGGGCTTTTTTTGCGTTCATGCATCCCTCCGGTTCTGCCGGTACTCCGGCTCTTCGGTGCTGGCGTGGCGGCGGTCGATGTACTTGCGGCGCTGCACTTCGCGCTCTGCGGCATGGTCGCCCAGCTGGACGAAGAACAGCGCCAGCAACAGCAGCAACATCGCGGTGATGAAGTCGGTGTCGGAGATGACGCCGAGGGCCTCGATGCTGCCTGCAAAGCCAAGTGCATACAGCATCCCGACGGCACCGCTGGCCACCGCCAGCCAGTACCAGACGCCAGATTTGATTCTCATGCGGATGCCTCCTTTTTATTTCTGCGGCACACCCAGCTGCACCAGCAGGGCGGGGACGTTGATCATGATGCACCGGCCACTCTTGATGTGAGGAATGGTGCCTTTATCGAGCTCTTTGCGCAGGTAGTATTCCGAAAGCCCGGTGGCCCGGGCAGCGTCGCGGACATTCATGAACGGGGTGGAGGGGACGGGAGGCGTATGCTTCCTCATAGTGGTCACTCCTTTTTCTCAATGGCATCTGCTAGAATATCGTTCATCAGGGCGAGATAGGCCGGGTAGCCTTTTGCAACGATGGTCAGCTGGTCAACGGCGCTGTTCAGAAAATCCTGAGAGCTGCGCACGACGGTTTCCATCGTCCGGACGATGTCACAGTCTTCGCTGTATCCGGCTTTGGTTTGACTGCAAAGTGCTTTGACTCGTAAATACAGGGCTTTGCTTTTGTCGCGGGCCTCACGGCGCTTGTCCAGGAAAGCGGTCTGCTCGTCCAGACGCTTCCGGGCGGCGATGACCTGGTCAATGGCCCGCTGGATGTTCTCGTCCTGCACGGCCTGCTGGTCCTTGTGCTGGGCGGCAAGTTGCTTCTCCATCTGGTTGAAGGCTTCGATGTACTTGAGCTTCCACGTTACGGCCTCCTTGCCCGTGAAGCCCATTGCCAGCAGTGCGAAACCGTCGCGGTTCATGAGGTACATGGGGTACTTCTTACCGCGGTTCTCGAAGGTGGCGGGATGGAACATGGATTTGGCGGCTGAATTTTCAGCCACCAGATTTGCAACAGCCTGCATCACATTCTTGTGCTCCTTGCCGAAGCGTTTGGCGACCTCCCGGCTGGATGCCACCGGTTCGCCGTTCTGGGTGGATAAGATAATGTCGTTCAAGGTTTTGACCTCCTTGTGGCTGGCTCCCTTCTGCGGTAGAATAGAGGGACAGAAGGGAGGTGAAAAATATGCAGATGATTCCTGTTTCTTCGTCCGACCTCGCAGCAGTCGGATATGCAGGCACTACGCTTTGGATTTCATTTCATAGCGGCGGACTATACGAGTATTCTGGTGTGCCGCAAAGCGTCTATGAATCGCTGATGAACGCTCCGTCAAAGGGTAAGTATTTTCATGCGTACATTAAGCGCTCGTACCCGTATCGCAGAATTGGTTAATCAATGACCACGAGCACAATGGCGGGGCCGTTTACCTTGACTTCGGCATCTTGGTAGGGCTCTGCTATTGTTGCTTCTACGCCTTCCCGATTGGATAGTTCTGCAACGAGCTGTGCTGTCGGCACATTTTTCAGCGCCCAGCGTTCCGCTTCCGACGGTTCGCTGGGCTTTTTGTTGTTGTCCATGTGGTTCACCTCCTTGAAAACTTGCGAAAACTAAAGCTTTGCGGTAAAAAAATAAGCGGGGATTTCTGCATCAGGAATTGCGAGAACACGACACAAATCACGGATTTCGGTTTGAGTGAAATCTGTATGCCCCCGTAACTTCTTATTGAGAGTAGTGGGGGATACGCCGATTTTTTGCGCAACATCGCTCTGCGTCATGCCATTGGCACGGATGCGTCCGAGCAGATTTAAGTAATCCATTTGTTTCACCTCCTTGCCAATACTTTATCACTTGCGTTTTCTAAAGTCAATACGTTTTCTAAAGATTCTTGAAAAATATCTTGCGTTTTCTATAAAATGGCGGTATACTGTGGGTAAGACATAACGGAGGTACGTTCAA